GCACTAGTTTTAAAAATATGTTGTATGACATGCCAGCAATGGAAGGAAACATGGGTCAAATTGCAAAAGCAGTTTTAAAACATAGGATTGCTTATTTAAACAAAATAACTAAAAAAGCTAAATAATTCAGGAGTAATCAAACAGCTTGCCAGAGCTTATCTGGCTTTCCTAACCTTTTCCTAACAAGGGGCTTACCATGAAATTTGCTTTTATTCCAAAATCTGATTACAAAATCGGTCAAATAATCAATGTTCACGGCAAACAAATGCGCGTTGAAAGCTATACACACACAGGCCGAAATGTAACTGTGCATTCATTAAAAAATGCACCAAAATTTGAGCGTATCGTTTGCATTTGCACCGATAGTCAACCAATTATCGCAATTTGATATTAAACCGCCAGCCGGAGCGTATCCGGCACTTTCCTAACCTTTCGGAGTTAATCATGCGTCAATCAATCAAAGATATGTCAATACGTATGCTCAATGGTCAAAACAATTTCATTGAGACAGTCCAGCAAATTGCATCTTGCAACCAAGAACAAGCAATGAAGGTTTTTAAGGTTTACCGCAATTGCAAGGTTTTGAAATATTCGGCAGGTATTGGTCGTTATTCCGTAATTCATGGCGGGTTTCTTGAAAAAGATACCATCCAACGCGCTATTGAGTCTTAATCAATTTCCTAACATTTAAGGGGTTTACTATGATTGCAATTCACACTAAATGCTTGCCTGTCACTAACACTCGCGGCACTCGTATCAAGGCTTTCACATCAAGTGGTTTTGAAGCAACTATTGCTTATCCATACGCCGAATCATACGAGCAAGCACACTTTCAAGCCGTAAAAGCACTCATTGAGAAACACAAATTAGACTGGAATTTAGACAATATGCGGTTCGGGGATTCTGCCGACGGCAAAGGTTATGTGTTTTGCTTTGACCATTCCAAAGTGTAACCATGCCTGAATCACTCTTTGAATACGTTGCTGGCCTTATCGGCTTTCTAGTTGTATGGGGCTTTCTTGTTCTTTTGCTTTCTTTCTAACTTTTGGGGATAACTATGGGCAAACTTAAAAACTTAATGATTGATATTGAACTAGAGACTCAGAATAGGGTTTTTAAGCGATTAGAGACTATTCGAGACGTTGAGCTGCTCGCGTCCTCTGTTAGCCCCTCTGTGGGGCTTTTAGATGGTCGAGAATGGATTCCATCAAATAGTACCGATGTCACGCGCACTTGGCGTCGATTCGGGTGGCGTCCTATTGCTGAAATTAAAGCAGAGCAAGGCAAATAATGCTTGCCAGTTTATTCACAATCTTAGTCGGGGGGATATTTATGGGTGCAGGATTTATGCTTTTAGCGGTCTGCGCGTGGTTTTTATGGACATTTCTTACGCCGAGGGATTGACAAAAGCATCCTCGCGCGCGTAGATTTACGCCTGTTGACGTGAAGGTCGATAAATAGAAGCCAGTTACACATGAGTCTGTCTCCCGCGCATCTGTGGGAACCTTCACCGGACTCAGCTGTAACTGGCTTTTTTTATTGCCCAAAGCGTTTACCGTACCCCGCACGATAGCAAGTGGCATGACCGTGCCAGCGCGGGACAATAGCGGTTTACCTTGACCAAGGGGAACGGGTACGCGAGGGTTCTGCCCCAAGCGATAAACGGGTGAATAGGCTGATGAGAGACGTCTGGCGAGACGGGAAACACGACCCGATAAATAAAGCAGCAGAACACATTACTAATGTGGACAGCCAACGGCTGAAGTATCGGCATGACTCATCATCATCCCTATACGTTGACCTTGTGTTGCCCAAAGAAAGAGAGGTAAACAAACATATTGCACCTAATCCAGATAATGTATATAGTCTTATTTCCTAACACCACAAAGGGGTAATCATGAAGATTTGCATAGACTGCAAGCACTATAAATCACGTAACTGCTATCACCCTTCCAACGGCATTGACCTGGTTGAAGGCAATCCCAAGTCTGAACTATGCGCCTTGATGCGCCTAGATTCTTACGCCTGTACGACTAAGGGACTGTTATTTGAAGCAGCAGAACCCGTCATCTATGACATTAGAGAGTTGTTTCCAGAAGTTAAATTTCCTAACCTTGTGAGGACAAACAATGAATAACCAAGATGATTTCGCACCAGAGATACGTAATTCTGCGTGGTGGTCTGGTGACAGCAGGAAAGCAGCAAACGGCAAAGGTAACGAAGCTGTACTTGAGAAATTGGGCCTGAAAGAGCGTCCAGACTTATCTAATGTTGAAGCTGTTCAAATGGGTCACGTTATGCAGCCGCTAATCGGACGTTTAGCCCAAGACAAATTGAAGATTGAATTAAAGGATGCAGACTATGCGCTTACACACTCCAAAGAAGGATGGTTACGTAGCCATTTCGATTTCATCTCTGCGGACGGTCAAACGCTGGTTGAAGCTAAAAACTACAATGCGGCGGTACGCAATAAGTTCGATGCGGAATCAGGGATTATTCCGGCTGCGGACATGGCGCAGCTTATCCATGAGGCGGCTTGTCATAATGTACAAAAAATTGTACTCGCCGTCTTGTTCGGAGGCCAAAACTTTGAAATATTTGAATTTTCAATTATGGAAGCTCAAAAAGAGGAACTAATCAAAGACATGGCTAAATTTTGGGGTGCTGTAGCCACTAAAACCCCCCTAGAAGCCGAAGATACCGACCAGACCAAGCTCATCTATGCCCAAGACGCTGGAACGTCTGTAATCGCCCCTCTGCCCATTGAGAAAGCAGCCGAAGCATTGAAGTTCGTTAAAGAAGAAATCAAGCGGCTAGAAGAAAAGGAAGAACACTTATTAACAGCTTTGCAAAACCACATGCAATGGAGTTCTGAATTAGTATCTTTCGATGGAAAAATACTCGCGACATGGAAAAACAGCAAAGGCAGCGAACGATTCGACGCTAAGTTATTCCAAGCCCAACACCCCGACATTTACGCGAAGTTTGTCGCGAAAACGGCAGGTTCTCGCCGCTTCTTACTTAAATAACGGAGGATTTATGTTCGCATTTCCAAGTGGGCGTGACCCAAAAACAGGTACGCAAGAAACAGGAATGACCTTGCGAGATTATTTTGCAGTTAGAGCATTACAGGCATTGATGGCTGATTTTCGTGAAGATTTAGATTGGAACGCTCACGAAGAAGCAAAAATAGCCTATGAAATAGCCGACGCAATGATGAAAGCGAGGGATTTATGACAGCTTTAGTGCCAATTAACGAAATAAGAGAAATGGCTGAAGTTGCATCTAAAAGCAAGATGTTCGGCTTTAAATCAACTGAGGAAGCAATGGCTATCATGCTCCTATGTCAAGCTGAAAACCTGCATCCTGCTATTGCTATGCGTGATTTTCATGTCATACAGGGTCGCCCTGCTTTGAAGGCTGACGCTATGCTTGCCCGTTTCCAACAAGCCGGTGGCACCGTTAAGTGGGAGGAATACACCGATGAGCGCGTTACTGGTAATTTTTCTCACCCTAATGGTGGGAGTGTGTCTGTCAGTTGGACATTCGAGATGGCAAAGAAAATCGGGCTTACCGGCAAGGATAACTGGCGCAACTACGCTAGAGCCATGTTGCGAGCCAGATGCGTCTCAGAAGGCGTTAGAACAGTCTATCCGGGCTGCGTCGTGGGAGTTTATACGCCTGAAGAAGTCGAAACATTCAAAGCTCCTCCACAGACGGTCAAGGACATGGGCGAAGCGGAAATCGTTATTGAGGAACCGGTAAGCGAATATCAATTATTTTTGCCTGACGGTAGTGTTTACGCTAATTGCACCGATTGGAAAGATTACATTGAGCGTTACGTAGCCATGTTGGACGCTATCGAGAACTCGCCAAAGCTAAAGCCAGAAGACAAGGCAGAAAAGCGAAAAACTTGGGAGGCGGGGAACGCTAATGCAATTAAGCGAATGGACGCTGTGACCAAGACACAATTTATAGCAGCCAAACAAGGAGTCGATACATTCTCAGATTTGGAGGACGCTATTGAGTAATTTCAGGCATGGACAGCCCCAAAGCATCGGGGCATTTTTACCTAAGATAAAGGAACCCGCAATGAGTGAAGCAAGAGAGTACACAAAGTTTATTCCCCAAGAACTGAAGGGAAGAATCACGCACAACAAATACAAGCAAAAGGATACTGACCCTGATTTAAAAGGCACCCTCTGTGTCAAAGGTCAGATAGTGAACTTTGGTATTTGGAAGAACGATGGTCCGCATGGCGAGTATTTCAACATCAAAGTATCTGACCCCGACTGGAAGGATAAGCAGAAGGACGCTCAGTATCCCAAAGAGGTAACGCCAAAGAACAAGATGGCTGGCGACATTCCTTGGTAATGCACGTATGGCTTGAGTTGCCGTTCCCGCCAAGTATGAATACCTACTGGCGAAACTTTCGAGGAAGAACTGTTCTCTCAAAAGCAGGACGGCAATTCAAAACTGACGTTCAGGACTACATTATAGAAAAGAACATTCCTAAGTTTGAGGACAAGAAATTGAAGATAACAATGATTTTGCGTCCCAGAGATAAAAGGAAAATTGACATCGATAACAGGATTAAAGCCGTCCTAGACAGCTTACAAGATGCTGGTGTTTTCGATGATGATTTTCAGGTTGACCACATTGAGATGATTCGAGGCGAACCATTAAAAGGTGGTCTTATTAGGGTGCTAATCGAAGAAATTCCTGGGGGGGAAAGTGAATGAGTTGGCTCTTTTCGCGGGCGCTGGTGGAGGAATACTTGGGGGAAAACTTCTCGGATGGCGAACAGTCTGTGCTGTTGAATGGGAACCCTATCCCGCAAGCGTATTGTGCGCCCGACAAAATGACGGATTTCTTGCGCCTTTCCCGATTTGGGATGACGTTCAAACCTTTGACGGAAAGCCGTGGAGAGGAATTGTTGACGTTGTATCGGGAGGGTTTCCATGCCAGGACATATCCATTGCAGGAAAAGGAGATGGACTTGACGGAGAACGAAGCGGAATGTGGCGAGAAATGGCAAGGGTCATTTGCGAAGTACGACCCAAGTACGCATTCATTGAAAACTCACCAATGCTCACTATTCGAGGACTCGACAGAGTCTTGTCAGACCTTGCCGGCATGGGGTTTGATGCGAAATGGGGAGTGTTGGGAGCAGCAGATGTCGGCGCACCCCATCAAAGAAACCGTATTTGGATTCATGCTTCCCACCCCGGTAGCCAGCGATGGAACAACAGGCTCAGTTATTGGAAAGAACGATACGTTTTACACAACCTCAACGGGGATGCCAAGAAAAGTGAATCAGAACGGCATAGATGGGAGTGTGGGGTTGGGAAGACTAGTTCAAATGTGGCCTACTCCTGTGACGAGGGATTACAAAGACACAGGAACGAAGGAGTCAATGACGAGGCAAAGGGACAAAAGACAGTCGCCGGGTTTGGCTTTGGTCGTGGGTGCGGAAACTGGTGGAAAACTGAACCCAACGTGGACAGAGTGGTTGATGGGTTGGCCTCTAGAGTGGACAGAATTAAAGCCATTGGCAACGGACAAGTGCCATTGTGTGCAGCAACAGCTTGGAGAATTTTGAACCCCCGCTATCTGGAAGGCGAGTCCCTCTGAGGACAGGTTAGGAACGGTTCGGGGCATCGTTTCCAGTAGCCCCACTAATTTAAAGGGATAACAATGAAACACCTATTCGTTGCAACACCGATGTACGGCGGCCAATGCTTTGGCTTCTACGCACAATCATGCTTACAGCTTCAAAATACTTGTAAAGAAGCTGGCATGAATGTGAGCTTTTCTTTCTTGTTTAATGAGTCGTTAATTCAGAGAGCTAGGAACCTGCTAGTTAGTCATTTCCTAAAGTCTGATGCTACGCACATGATGTTTATTGATGCTGACATCAAGTTCAATCCCAATGACATCTTCCCAATGATAGAAGCCGACAAAGACATTATTTGTGGCATCTACCCGAAGAAAGAAATCAACTGGCAAACCGTTCGTAACGCTATCGATGCAGGTGTACCCAATGACCAACTAAAGCACCATACAGGGGCGTTTGTAGTTAATCTGGTGGACTATAAGAACGAAGTAACGGTGCCAATTAATAAGCCAGTAGAGATTTGGAACGGCGGCACAGGCTTCATGCTGATTAAGCGAGAAGTCTTTGAGGATTTAATCGGTCACGTTCCCATGTACTTAAATAACGTCTTGGATATGCAAAACAAGGACAATGGACAGACCATTCATGAGTTCTTTGCGACTCAGATTGAGCCAGAGAGCAAATTGCTTTTGTCTGAAGATTACGACTTTTGCAAAAAAGCACGGACTCACGGCAAAAAGGTATGGGCTGCTCCGTGGATAAATCTCGGTCACGTTGGCACCTACCCGTTTGAAGGTCAGCTGCTCCAAGCACCATGATGATGCGCGACAAGTATGCTCCCCACGTTGATTTTGGGGAGCTGTCAGGACTGCTTGGCAAGGTTTTGCCGTCTAATCTGGACATGGTCCTAGAACGCAAGGAACACTTCCTGTTCGGCGAATGGAAGCGAGACGGGGAGAAGATAAGCAAAGGCCAAGAAATCCTCTTAAAAGCCCTCTCAAGGCTTCCTAAGACCACGGTTTTAGTGGTCTCTGGCGATACAGAGAACGGGATGCGCGTAGGCAGCTTTTGGAGAATTATGCCGGACGGCAGCTACGTCCAATCCGGCAAGGGCTTAATTGAGTTTAAAGACTACATCACCGAATGGTACTTAGTCGCTGATATTACTTAATGCCCCAAAAATACAGGTCTTTTGTAGCGTCGTTGGTAGTGAACTCGTAATTGGAAAACTGACTAAGGTCGCAATCTCTACGAATGTCTTCTTCCGTTATGTTCCGATAGTAGTCGTGAGCCGTAAACGGGGAGTCAGCAGGGTTGGAACGGCTGGTTCCATGTTCAGCTCTGCCGGTGGTAGCGCACGTAAAGAACACCAGCTTGTTGGACATCCTAACCATGTTGTTGAATATCCTAGCCCACTCTGGCGTATGCTCAAAGCACTCACAGGAAGCTACAACCTCATAAAAACCATCGCTATAGGTCAAGTCTTCAGCTTTAGCCACAACGTCCACACAAGGACCCTTAGCTAAGTCCACTCCAATGTAAGTACATTGCTCAAAAAAGTCTCTTATTGAGCCATTGATGTTCAAGCTGCCCACTTCTAATACAGCCTTGCGCCGAAACATTTCAGGAAAGCGTTCTTTAACACTAGCTATAAAAGCCAGTTGTGCTGGATGCGACATAGTTATCCCCTATGATTTGATTAACGACGGCGACCTTTTCTTGCCGTCTTTGCTGCTCTTTTAAAGTTTGCCGCTGTCGGCGCACCCTTACTGCCCGGTGTTCTCATGCGTTCACCAGAACCACGCTTTATACGTCTACGTTTAGCGTGAATGTTCGCGTATAGTCCGTCACTCATCTGCACCCCCATCTACGTCTAGCGGCTTTACCTCGCTCACCCTTCCATTTCTTAGACCTTGCACAGAAAGACTTGTGCCTTGGTCCTGATTTGGTAGGAGCCTTTAAATTACTGCCGGTAGCACGGTTGTACTTCTTACGTCCTTTAGCGGTCAAACCACCGCCAGCTCTAACAGAGAGCTTCTCACCCCTACCAACGGAAAGATTAGTTGATTTAGACATTGCGTTCAAAGTGAGGACAATCAACGAGGCTTTTAAAGTTTCCACCCCAACGGTTCTTAGGATACAAAGATTCCCAATAAGCACCTAACGGAGCAAGAATCGCTTTGTCCCAAATGATTTTTCCGTCTTTGAAGAAGTTTAAATCGATTGCACACCGCTTCAAATGAATACTGTTCATGGTCTTAGAGCGACCTGTTTTGAAGTAAATGGCTTGCTGTTCTGGTGTACGTGCTAACTCACCTCCAGTTACTACAAAGCCCTGCTCAGTAGCGTACTGAATGAGTTTGCAAGCGTCTAGCAAAAAAGCTGCTTGTTCTTGTGCGAGACTCATTTTTCCCCCTTGTTACGCAGCTCCATAACTTTTTCAACTGTCCTGCCACCAAAGTAAGCTGTCATTACCAACATACCCCATTGACCAAGCAAAGCAACATACGACTCTTGAACATTAATACCTGCCGCACTCAAGCCAGCAAACAGAAGATATGCGCTTAGTATGTATATCAATGTAGCTGGTCGAATGTTCTTTGATAACCAAGAATCAGAAGCCATGTCAGCCTTCCAGCGGTCACTAACATTGTTTTCTTGATTAGCTTGTGCTTCTAGTAAAGCCTTGAGTTCTTCCTGTTCTATCTTTGCTTTCTCAATACCAAGCTCTAATAGTCTTTCTTCATGTTCGTATTGCAGTTGACGCAAACTCTCAATGTCAGCCGGTGTTGGGTTGTCAGGTATTTTTACACCCAACTTGTCCTCAACAATTTGCTTTCCTTTGGCTTGAATTGCACTAGAAAGTAGGGTCAGACCATTTTCAGCTAACGTGCCAAGTAAGGCACCTACAATAGGAATCATTTCTTATTCCTTTCTTCCATTAGTTTGATGCGAACCTGTAAGTCGTGTATGTCGTTGTAGATTGTTTCTTTCAGTTTGTGCCTAGCCTCCGCAGACAATGGAGAATCTGTGGGTACTCCCTGCGGTGTAATCAACGCTGGCATTGAGCCTTCAATCTTTGTCAATCGCTCAGAAAAGCTATTGACTTGACCGAGAAGCCAAGCCAAGCACATGACAACAATTGGGATGACGGCTTTTAGTACGTCAGCCCAACTCATTACAAGCCCTCTCCCGGAGTCACATAAACAGTTGCTGTTCCACTAGCAACAATGGCTGACACATACAACACCGCTGTATTTGCTGCTTGTTTAGGCGCAGTAAAAATAGCTGTTTGATTGTTGTGCAATAGCACGCCATAAGCAGGAGTTCCAGCCGTAGGAATAACAACGTCATCCGTGTTAGAAATACCTAAACGAATAAATACTTCAGTTCCAGTTCCGTTATGAATCCTTACTTGATTAGCAGGACTGTCAGACAAAATAGCAATTGTATTTGCTGTCGTTGTAACATTTATCCGAGTGGTTTTACCCATCGGTTGAAACGGAATGTTATTAGCCATTAGTACACCTTTTTACCGCCACCAGACGTCTTGCTGATTTTGGTTGAATAGTTTCCGTCTTCAAAACAGAAGACAGAACGGTAGCCACCTTTAGGCATCGTGCCGGTTTCCCATTTGGGTTGACCGCCTTGTGTGCTGTCTGATGGCTTCTGAGGACGAACTGGCTTAGAATATTTCTGCGACCAATTCAAATTATCACCGCCTTGCGGAACACTACTCTTGCGCTCCAAATCCTTTGGGTCTTTCATCATTATTCCTTTCTTTCGTTTTTACCAAAAGGTAACTGAAAATTACGAATATCGCTAGAGTTGATACCCGTTCCCACGATGGGTTCCACATTGTCCAACCACACATTACGCTTGACGCTGTCAATGCCAAAATTGTAATCAAGCGGTCTGAGATGACTCTGAGCGCAATAGTAACGACTTGGATTCCGTCCATATTTATCCCCTAAATAAAAGAGATTCACAGTCTAATCCTTCTCGTCCTCATCGTCTATACCAAAGCCAGAACCCCACTCATCGTCCGACAGCTTGAGCTTAATTGCCTCCAGCTTTAACGCCCTATCCAAAACCTTTGTCTTGTCTGTAATGGACGCCATCGGGTCATTCATTACAACAATCAACATTTGAGCAATAGCACTCTCAAGCTCTGGATTTATCCCCTTTTGTTTCTTAGCCATAATTAATATCCAAACACGGAACGCAATGCTCCGTAAGTACCTGCACCAGCCGCACCAGCAGCAGACCATATAGAAAAACTTTTAAGTATTTTTTGCCTGTCCTCTGCGGTTGTTGCTTTCTTGGCATAATCCTGAACAACGTCTTTAATGCCAGCCTCAGTCAACCAACCTTCATTTTTTGGGTCAAAAGCAAAGTTCTTTATTTCTGTTGGCGACTTGTTAGACATTACGGTAGCTGCGTAATCTTTGCTTAAATCTTGCACAAACTTATCATCGTTAATAGCAACTTTTAAATTTTTCACAGAATCTCTGCTGTTAAAAAATTCATCAGCAAATTTCTCTGTATCTGTTGCTAACTCAGAACGGTCATACTTTTCACGTTTAAGCAATTTATCCATCAATTTGGTCTGGAATGGACGCAATCCTTCAGAAGCTGTTTTATAAGCATCATCAGCAACTCTGTATTCTGGACTCCAGTTATAAAGAGAACCCTGCAACTTGTTTACTAAATCACGACGAGTGTTTGCATCTAACGCGCTATAACCAGTATATTCAGTACCGGGTTTATTAACCTCACGCAAAAATCTTAACTCTTCAACGATTGCGTCAACATCCTTTTCCGTTACTTTGGTTGGCTTTCTTGTTTCCAACCTAGATGAAACTTTGCCTTTACCAACAGGAACAACTTCACCACCAGTTTTTGTTCCTTTAATCGCATTTATTAAACGGTCAATAGCTTTTACTTTGTCTTCGCCAACAACGTACTCCCTACCACCAGCAATAACTTTCTTGGATGCTTCTAAATCATTTAAAAGTTGTTGACCGGGGGCAGAATTAGCAAAAGAACCTTTTTCTGCTTGTATTTTTCTAGCTGTGTCTAACGCACCTTCGTAAAGACGTTCAGCTTGCTTTGACCTTTGTTCATACTTAGCTCCAGCAGCACCCTTAACTTTTTCCTCTAGTTTTTCTCCAAGAGAAACATAACCAGACTTTTCAGCAATCGGTTTAGGAGTGCGAATAATGTCAGCAACATTACCCATCTTGGTTTTTAAACCTTGTTCTAATGCTTCTTTACCTGCTTTGGTTTTGAGGGCAGCAAGAGGAGCTGTTTTAGGTGCAAGAGGAACGCCAACAACTTCACCTATGGTTTCAAATCCACCGGACTCGGTTGTGGGTGTAGTGATTCTAGGAATTGCTCCTTTTACTTTTTTTGCTACAGGGTCATAAATTTGACTCATGGTTGGCAACGAAGGCTCAGCAGAAACATTGGCACCTAACTTACGCAATCCCGCTCTGCCTAATTCTTCAACGCTACCGGGAATACCCGCTACAGAAGGTATGCTGGCAATAGTTCCAGCAACGCCTCCCCTAGCCAAACTTTCAAGGTTTGAAATTGCTCCAGGAATAATCTTATCAGCCGTAAACGGTTCTGCTTTAGGCTTAGACGGAATTAAATCATCGTATCCACCACCACTACCTTTGGTTTTGGAAGGGATTAGGTCTTCGTAGCCATCAGCCATTTAAAACTCCTGACCAGTTTTTTGTTTGTATCTAGCTCTTACTTGGTTAGCATCTGCACCAGCATCAATTGCAGACTGAGCATTTTTTCTTTCTGTTTGAATATCTACACCAGAACCTTCGCCACTATAAGTATTTAAAAAACTTCTTGGTCTTATTTCAGGAACGTTGTAGCCAGAATCTCTTAAAGCTCGGGACCGTCCTTTTGCGGTTGCGTCAGAAAAATCTGCTTGGTCGAGCAACATATTTCTTACAACAGTTGGGTCGTCAGATTTTTTAGCAGTAAACGATTGATAGTTTTTCAATTCGTTTCCTGTCAATGTTGCGCCAAACAAAGCGTGTCTATTAGGTGCTTGCAAACGCTCATATTTAGACCACCATTGAACTGCTTTTGCGCCTTCGTCAGTTCCTAAGCGGCGTTTAGCTTCTAATGATGCTTCTGCACCAAAACCTAGCAAACCAAGACTCGCATATTCTGGTTTAAAATCTTTTTCAAGTTGCCGAAGTTCTTGAGACAAAGAAGTTAATCCCTCAATTTGTTGAGCTTCTTTTTCTTTTACAGGCTTATTTTCTTTTTGGTCTAGTTTTGCAGCTAACAAAGCGTAAGAATTCTCAAACTGCTTTTGTTGCCTTTTGGCAGCCTCTGCGTCTCTAGCAACTTGTCTAGCATCTCGCCTATCTTCACGTTCAGCATCTATTCTTTCTTTAGAAGCTAATTGTTCAGCGTTTTTTAAATCTTTACGAACGCCATCAAGGTAATTAATGTAACGCTCAATACCTTGTTTTTCTAAAATCTGCTTCCCAACCTGACTGCCAAGTTTGGCAACAGATTCGTTAGCTAATGCAATTGCTTCATCACGGTTGTAGGCTAATGTTTTGTAGGCACGGTCAGCATCTTTGTAAGCATCATCAAGAATAGATTTTGTCCTAGCCATATTTTTATCAAACTCTATTTTTTCTTTTTCCCACAAATCTTTACGACCTTTTTGCCAGCCGTTCATCATTCCTGTCATAGCGTTTAATGAAGCCATTGCCGACATCTTTCCAGCACCGCCCATAGAAACGCCAATCATGCCAACCAAGCTAAACAAGGTGGCAAGACTCTGCATATTTTCCTGCGTTGGCTTAAATTGTTCGTAAGGAAACTTTTCACGCGCAAGGTCTAATCCAGCCTCAATGTCTTGAGATTGCTCTCTGCTTTGACGGGCAATATCAGCTTGAGCAGTTGCTTTGTATTCTTCTCCGGCTTGTTGAGCAGCCATAATAGGGGCTTCAACTTGACCTAGCTTTCCAAGTTGTTTTTCCTGTTCTGCTGATGCCTCGGCAGACGTTTTAAGTTCTGGACGTTTAGCCGTAAAATCAGACACACCCGGAGTTCCACCTAAATTAGCGTTCAGAGCAGACAGCTCAGGTGCTGGCGGCAACGTAAACGCTTTAGGCTGTTTAGGCTGTTTAGTTAAGTCTTGTGCTTCAGGTGACATTGGGTCAGCCATTATTGACTCCTATACGTTGGAACGCCAGCAGCCAAACTACCAAGCTGAGTATAGAAAGCCATGTTCGCTTGATTCAATTGCTGGTCAAGCTGCATACCTGTTCTAATAGCACCCAAAGCAATGTTGTCGCCAATCTGAGAAACTCTCAATCCATAGTCATACTGGTTTTGCAGCAACTGGTTACGGAAAGCCTGTGCTTGAGCAGCCGCTTGAGCCGCACCAACACCACCCCTAGCTTCAGCACCCTGCGCTAATTGCGCTTGTAGCCCTTGTAGCTGTTGCTGTCCAGCCGCTGTCAATTCACCACGCTGTGCAGCTTCTATCAGTTTTCTGCCTTCATCTTGATAAGGCTTAGCAACAGCTTTTTGTTCTCCCGCGGCTTTTTGAGCTTGGTCTGCTGCTTTTTTCTGTTGCATTGCTCCGTAGACACCCAAGCCACCAGCTAAGCCAAGACGAACCATTTGTTCATTACTTAAAAATGGTTTTTCTTTATCACCAGCGGCCCCGCCTTTTCCAATTAACGCTTGTCTTTCTTTAGCAGCTGCTTCTGCTCCAGCAGGAAATCCTTGCTGAGTCAAAGCAAAAGATTGACCCGCTTGTTCTGGTGACGAACCTATTTCTGCAAAATTTTGATAACCTCCTCCTGTAGAAGTAGGGGAAACTGGTTGTGCAGGTACCGAAAAATCACCAAACGTAGGAACAACATTAGGAGCATCTGGCTGAGCAGGAACCGAGTAATCACCAAACGTAGGAACATACTCTCGGTCAGCCGAGCCGGAAGAACTATCGTAGTTAGAAAAATCAAAGAATTCTAACAATCCCGTTTCAGGATTTGTAGTTCCTGCGCCGCCAGCTTCTTTAAGAATCTCGGCTTCTTTCGGAGTTATGTGGGCAAGTAAGCTATCGCCTCCCCGCCCTTTACCGGCAAGCATCCTAGCAATTTCTCTTAAATCACTAGATTCTTGAATGTCAGCCTTTAACAGCCGTGCTATTTTTTTGTTCATTTATCCTCCGAATTACCCATATAACGTAACGATTCTACGTTCCAGCCAGACCGCTTACTTTTCTCTTTGTCACCACCAAATACCGGAGCACCAGCATCTCCAATACGTAACGCTTGCGCTAATGCAGCACTACCCGGAGAAGCATTAGTCTGACTAGGCGTTCTCATCGGTAAAATTTCTCTATTAATAGGCTGATTTAACAAAGACAACAAAATAGTATTGTTTCTAGGCGTAGACACATTGCTACTTACGTTTTCAACAGAAGCATTTGCGTTGTTAGTTCCACCGCCTGAAATCAAAACATTTCCGGTACTTACGTTGCCTGTACTAACATTTGATACGTTTGTTTCGCCACCAGAGACAACTACATTGCTAGTCACATTGTCAGTAATTACGTTATCTGTAGTTACATTTCCTGTGCTGACATTACCGCCTGAATTTATTAAGTTTATTAATTCTGCTGTTGTGTTTCCACTATCAATAGTTACGTTTCCGGTGCTAACGTTTGATACGTTTGCTACACCATCAGATACAACTACATTGCTAATTAAGTTTGTCGTATTAATGTCGCCGCCGGACACAACCACATTGCTAGTTACATTTTCTGTGTTAGTGCCGCCGTCAGAAACAACTGCATTTCCTGTACTTACATTGCCGCCTGAATAAATCAAGTTTATTAAATCACTTGTTACGTTGACATTTCCTGTGCTGACGTTCCCTGTAGTCACGTTTGCTACATTAGTATCAACTCCAGACACAACAACATTACTAACATTGCTTGCTACGTTTCCAGAATCAACAACCACGTTGCTTACATTGGCTGCCACATTGCCTGAGTCGATAACCACATTACTCAAATTACTAGTTACGTTTCCAGAGTCGATAACCACGTTGCTGGCTACATTTCCACTATCAAGTGTTACGTTGCCTTCGGAATTAATTAGGTTTATCAAGTCAGCCGTTGTGTTGCCGCCAGTAATGACTACATTGCTCAAGTTACTAACTACGTTACCTGAATCAATAATTACGTTACTTAAATTACTGGCTACATTTCCAGAGTCGATAACTACATTCGCTAAATTGCTAGTTACGTTCCCCGAATCAATAACTACGTTGCTGGCTACGTTGCTTACGTTGCTTGTAACGTTGCCGGAATCAATAACTACATTACTAACATTGCTACCTGAATTTATTAAGTTAATTAAATCAGCTGTAGTATTACCGGTGGTAAGAGTGACATTACCTAAGTTGCTAGTTACGTTTGCATCCGCAATAGTTACATTGCCAACATTACTAATCTCGTCAACTACGTTACTTGTTACGTTTCCTCCGGTGAGGGTTACATTACCCACATCGTTAGTTACGTTAGCACCAGAATTAATTAAGTTGATTAAATCGCTCGTTGTATTCGTTACATTGGCTGCTACGTTGCCGCCAGTAATGACTACGTTCCCTGCATCAGTAGTTACATTACCTGTATCGCTAATTACATCGCTAACATTGCTAGTTACATTTGCAACATTACTAGTCACGTTACCAGCATCAATGGTTACGTTGCTTCCTGTAGCAATTAAGTTTAGTAAATCGCTTGTAGTGTTTCCTGCCTCTACTGTTACGTTGCCTACATTACTAACTACGTTTCCGGCATCAAGAGTTACGTTGCCAACATTGCTTACTACATTGCCGCCTGTAAGCGTTACGTTTCCTACGTCACTTATATTGCTTGCAACGTTGCCATTATCAATAGTTACGTTTCCAACGTTACTGCTTACATTGCCGCCAGAGCTGATTAAATTTATTACATCGCTAGTTACATTAACGTTTCCTGTTGCCACGTTACCTGTACTAACATTGCTAGTGCTTACATTGTCGAGACTTACATTACCTGTGCTTACATTAGCACCAGAGTTAATTAGATTTATTACATCGCTAGTTGTATTGCCACCATCGATACTAACGTTACCTGTACTAACGTTATCCGTACTTACATTACCTGTAGTTACGTTTCCAGTTGCAACATTGCTTACGTCACTTACAACATTACCGCTATTAATAATTACGTCTGCAATATTGCTAGTTACGTTATTACCTCCACCAACGCTTACATTTCCTGTGCTGAGATTGGCACCAGAGTTAATTAAATTTAATAATTTAGTTTCAGGAATTTGTGCATCTACATTGATAGAAAATTGTTCTTCAAGAGTTTTGCCAGAACCCAATACATATTGAGAAACTCCTGTTTCTCCAGTTGCATTGTTGTAGTAAAAATAAAATTTTACGCCGTCGGGATTTGTAATCTCCCTAGCTAAAATTGCCTCGCCTTGATTATTGGTTACTTGAAATACGTTTCCTACTTTTCCAGCTGGGTCGTATCTAAAATCAGCTTCAGGAAAAATTTTAGGCCAATCCTCTGATGGTGCAGCAGACATTTCTGCTGCCATTACAGTTCTTCCGTCAATATCCGAGCCAACTAATTGAACATACGTATTTTTTAGAAATTCTGCTTGAGAATCACTTAACTTGCTAAACTCAATATTTTCTATATCAGCAGCAACTTGTTTTTTTATTGCTTTTTCTGCCTCGTCTTTTGCCAGAGCTGAATCTAAAAGGTATCCAGATAAAGCATCATTTAATGCTATTTGTAAATTTGTTCCAGAGGCAAGACTTTTAACAAATTCACCTGCTGCTTGTTGCAGTAACTTATCGTCTGTAAGCAAAGAAGAAAGGCTTGCAGCACCTCCACCAGCAGCACCTGCTAACGCAGCGGTACCAACATCTTGATTAGTTGCAAGAGCATATACTGCTTGTCTCTCAGCATTAGCTAACGCTGAAACAACATCGTCTTTAAAAAATTGTGGACCAACTCCAGCAATTTGTTGGTTTATTCCTTTTAAAACTCCAACAACTTCGTTAGCGGCAACTGTGCCAACAATGCCTCTAATAACATCTTGAGATGACTTTCCTTGAGCAATATCAAATAAAGCATTTGTAGCAAGTTGAGTTGTTAAACTCATTCCTCCAGTTACAATACCTGCATAAAGTCTTACAATTGGACTATTAACTATTTGTTCAGTAATAGTTTCTGTTTTTCTTTTCCAATCAGAATTAAATTCTTGTGAAGCATAACTTCCATCAAAATTTTTAACAGGAACTAATGTATTCCCTTCTTCTCTATATAAAGAAGTAAAATGATTTTTTGTGTTTCCCCCTCTGGAAACAACAGCATACAAACCCTTACCTTTTTGGTTTAATTCTTCGTAAATTTGTTTTTTTGACTTCCCTTTTGTTTCTATTCCGGCTTGTTTAGCCGCTTTATTCATATCCCCTAAATACTCAACACGAGAACCATCAATAACGTATTTATTAATTCCAAATAACGCCGCTCCAGTTACTATATTTGCGTTTACAGATTTAAGATTAAGTCCCGGAATATTGTACTTAGCAAGTAAATTATCTTTATTTTGTGTGGTCCAATAACCAATAAGAAGGCTGTTTCCATCGCCGTAATTAAGATTATGAAACGCAAAATCAGAACCAGTATTAGTGCTTTTTTTTGATTGAGCTGCTAAAGCAGCTTTAACTGAAGCCGCATCTAATGTAGGTGGCGTAAATGTAGTTGCCATTTTTGCTAAATCCTAAAAACCGATTTTTTTTGGGGCGGGGGAAACATTTTTAATTTGCCTCAGAAATTCCTAGGGACGCCACAATTTGCTGATGTATGTACAAATGGCTGGCTATCCAATCATAAAAATCTGACTCATTATTAAAGTCTACGTCCAACATATTGAACGGATTATTAAGCTCTAATAGCCCCGCAAACGCTTGATGTTCTACCTGATGAGCCAATAACCAGTCATCTAAATTGTCTGTTTGGGCATCAATAATGGGGTAAATAGGCACCGAAATGCCGCTATCCATGAATATCTCTTGAAATAACTTGTGTTGCAGACCATTTTCAAACAAAAACTCTCCTAAGGACTCATCGTTCCCATACTCAACAGTAGAGAGAGTTTCCATGTTCATTATTTGTCTGCCTTATCATCTAATCGGTCAAATATCTTGCTCAACATTCCTTTAATCTCAGCAATGTCTGTCTTGTAATCATCTTTGCTCACATATAAGTGAGGTATCTCACGAACATCATCGTCAATACGGTTAAGCATCCGTGTAATGTTGTTTAACGTCCAGCCACCAAAGAAAGCAGCAACGCCAACGACCAAGTTAAATAAAGATTGTCCGTCCATTTAAACTCCGTAGTATGGAACTTTAACCAATGTGCCATTCAAATTTAAAAACAAATATCCAGCAGGAATTAACGGCAAACTAGCTGTTGCAAACGTAGCGTTAGCCGATGTGTTGGCTGTAATCGTAGCCAAATTAACCGCTACATTGTTTCCAGTAGACAATAAAATAGTTACATTGGACGCGCTAGTAATGCGACCTTGAGCATCAATGGTTACTTGAGGTACCTGAGTAGCAGTTCCGTAAGAGCCAGCAGATACAGCCGTATTAGCAAGGCTTATTGTTCCATTAGACGTAATAGGTCCACCAGTTAAACCAGTACCAGTATTGATAGTAGTTACTGTTCCATTACTTCCACTTCCTCCTCCACCCGATACCTTTAACATAGTTACTCCTTATAGGCCGTCGCCGGGTGTAATGTAAATTGTCGCGTTACCGCTAGACGTTATGCCCGTAAAGTAAGCGTTCGGCACAAACGTTAAAATCTCATCCGTGTTCGGCAGTATCGGAAACGCAGGACCCGTAGTGGTCACAATGCCAGCATTGGTTGTAGCGTTAGCCGCATCAGAGCCGTATCCCAAGAAGACAGTTACTGTGCCAGTATTAATGACACGATATTGGTTGCCACCAAGCGTTGTTGACACACATTGAACTGGCGACGGGGCTGAACTAGCAGCTAAAAACGTAACCGTGTTGCCTGTTTTTTGAAAAGCGTTAATACCCATTTTTACCCCGCAACCTTAAACTACTTAATTAAACATCACAAAGAAACTACTTATAAGTATAAGAGCAGCAAAGCTCCAACCAGTATTGTTTCCTGAGTTCACATTTCCCAAATTTGATGGCGCACGCCACGTTGCTCCACCTGTAGCAATGCTGTCCTGAATATCTAAATTAGATACAGTTACTATTCCAGTTGCGTCGGACAACGTATATTGAGTACCCGGAGAAGAACTACGCAACGTGATTAAATTTCCAGTAGTTCCGGATAATTGAAAATTAGTAAACGTATTTGTTGTTCCGGCAGTTACCGTAATCTGATTAGGCTGAACTGTGTTAGTGATATTAGTAAACGTATTAGAACCACTAATTGTCAGCGTACCAGCACCACCTTGGTTTAGTGTGCAGTTATATGTTGAGCCACCACCGACAAAAGTTTTAGCAGTAGCACCCGTCATTGATATAGAACCAACACCTGTACCTGCCGTAGTCGTAAAATTAGTAGGCTGTGCATTATTCCAAGCGGTTGTTGAAGTGCCAGAAATTGTAAATGTGCCGCCATTAAACGTAACATTTTTAGTTCCGGTAGAGGTTGAAAATAAACCTGAGCTAAGAACTAAACCGTTTAAATCTAACGTTCCGTTGGTAAGAATGGTTCTTAATGTAGAACCTAAAGTTAAATTGTTAGTTAAAAGTTGAATTCCACCACTAGGTGCATTAATTGTTATTGGTTGAGTAAAAGTTACTCCACCAGAATTAAGCGTTTTTGTTGACCTGTTTGTAAACGTAAACGCCCCTGTTCCTGTTGTCGTTACACCAGAACCATAACTAAAGTTTCCGCACAAATAAGGTGCCGTTGTTCCAGTAGCAAACGTCATTGCGCTAGTTCTACCAGAAGCATTTAGAGAACCAATATTAAAACCAACATCTAATGTTATTGTTGCACTTGCGTTTAAATTTGCATTTTCAATAATTGCAGTATCTTGTGGCAACGGAAAATTTGTATTAACTACAGCACCACCTGAACTTGTGGCCCATGCTGTGTCACTCCAGTTTCCTCCCGCCGGTAAATTCCAATATTTGTTTGCTCCTGCAACAAACGAAATATTGCTATTACCTCCACAATCACCTAATCGAGTACCAGATAATGTTCCAACCGCACCAGCGATTGTAATGTCCATAAAATCAACATCAGTCATTGCGGCAATGGCAGCGCACGTTAATGTGCGAGATGTTCCTATTGCATCAGTATCAAACCATAGTCTTTGACTTCCATTAGCACCATTAGCCGTCAATGTTCCATTAATAATTTGATTTGCACCAATATTTATTTCATTACGAGCAGCTGCTGCTGGAGTAGAAAAAGTAAGATTATTAAATGTATTTGCTCCAGCTATAGTTATTTGGCTAGTAGTGGAAGCTGTGCGAGTAAAAGAAACATTGTAATAAGTTAAACCGCCACCATTAAACGTAACTGCATTACTCGACAATGTTATTGTTGACGTTCCTGCATTTAAAGTAAAATTAGTGCTTGTGGTTGTGCTAAATGCAGTATTTAAAGAAAATGTTGAAGCATTAAGAGTTAATGTTCTTGCATTAGAATTGCTAGACGAAAAATTATTAGCAGTAATAGCGTAATTACTAGCTGATGTGTTTAGCGTTCCATTAGTTAAAGTTGAATTAGCAGTAGTAGTAAAAGCAGAACCTAAAGTCCATCCTCCACCAACACCATTAAACGTAACAGCTCCAGCAAACGCAACGCCATTAGTAGTTACAGTTTTACCTGTGGTTGTTGCTGCAAATGTTGTTGGTCCCGTATAAGTAGCAGAAAAGTTTGTTGCTTGAAAAGTCAAACTTCCACTAACAGTCAAACCAATATTTGTGCCTGCTAACGTCATTGCTCCATCAAGTCCAGACGCAGTAAAATCGTTACAGACGCGAGGCGTAGTCGCCATTGTGACCGTAAATGAACCAGTTCCCACATTAGAGTTGGCATCAAAAAATACATTGTCAGACGCAGTAGGAACAGACGCACCACTCGCTCCTCCGCTAGAGGCTGCCCAGTTAGTTGTACTTGTTCCGTCCCATGTACCTGTACCGCCTACCCAATAACGGTCTGCCATAGTTATTCCTCTACACTTGGAGCAGTAACAACAGCAATCCAATTATTTAAACGTTGCTGTTTCATTGCTTCAATTTCATCGTCAGTTAAAGTGTGGTCGTCCGGCAAAACAATTGCATCGCAAAACGTTCCGTATGAAGTATCAAAAGTAAAATCTATTTTCATACTATCCTCATTACAATTGTGTTGTTACAGCAACCACATCCCAACGAGTGTTTGTTGCGTTGTAAATACAACCAACGTAAACCATCTTATTTATAGTTGTTGCTGTTGGTAATACTGTTCCAATGACTGTATACGTTGCGTTCCAACTTATCGTCTGTGATATTCCGTTATCTAATATACGGATAATCAATTTATTTCCATCTAGGGGCGTTCCAGCAGGAGCAGAAACAGTTAAACCAACCGCTTGAGCAGTCAAGTTATATTGGTCAGCAACAGATATGTCCGGAGCTAATGTTGCCGTAGACGTTGTAGTGGATACGCGAGGATTTATCCTCATTGTATTTAACGTAGTAACAGTATTTCCAAGCTGAATAGCTGTGTTACCAAGCGTTATAGTGGTAGCAAAGTTACTGTCTAATTGAGACAGCGGAATTGCACTAGTTGCCGTAGCAAATGTATATGGAACAGCCATATTAGAACCTCACTCTCAATTCATGTTCGTATTCAAAACCGCTGTAAACAATTCCTGCATTGTTTGATGTAACGGTCATTCCTAAATATTTTCCGTATTGTTTTGCGTCAGATTTATACAACGTGTATCCAGAAGTTCCAGCAGACCAATCTATAGCTACGCTACTATTATTTACCCAAGAAACAACAGCAGAAAAATTGTTAATCCAAGTAACAACCTGTCCAAGAAGAATGGATGGACTGGAACCAGTTTCAGAGTCTATCGTTGCGTTAATTGTTGACGCATTTTGCAATGTCGCTTCAATACCAATCTTCAACGCTTGCTTGGTACGTATGGGGTCTTTCATTGGATTCAAAGCAGTTTGAACATAACTGCTTACTGATGCTGTTGTGTTCGAGTACATTTTGACGCACGAATTCCCATCGGTTCCGTACAGAGTAATCCTTCCACCGACAGGAACTGATGTTACATACTTTAGATTGTTGCCAGCACTTGTAAAGAACCATTTTTTCTCAAAAAATACACCTTGAATGTATCTGTTGTCACCAGATGTTCCCAAGCCGCCCGTGTACCTAAAATTAAACGCAGCACACAAGATGTTGTTTAAAAGTACCTGACCGCCATTAACAACACCATTAGTAAAATCAATATTGGTAAATAAGCCGTCTAAAGGGTCAGAAATCTTTGACGTTGTAGAGCCAACAAGCGCATAGACACCATAATCATTCATAAACAGCACGGAACGGAAGTACGGGAAAATGGCATAAGCCAATTTTGTGCCGACCGACGCGCTGACGTTAGTGTTAGTAAATAACGTTGTTCCTATTGCTGTTACTCGAACATCAGAAAACACGTTAATACTGTCATCACCAAAAATGTATAAGAAGTTATTGGCTGACAATAGCTGAATAATGTTTCCATGCAATGTGGCGTCAGTAAGAACTATTGTTCCGGCAGACACGGAAACAAAGTCACTATATGAACCGGCAGCAGAATAAAAAACAGTTCTTCCATTTGAAATCCAAACCCGTCCAGAAAATGACTGAATACCTGAGTTGGTTCCTGTATTAATAATGGCTGTAGCTGTAGCGTTGGAGCCGCCACCACCTGTAATGGATACAGATATGTTTGCTTGATTTGTGTATCCGGTTCCGTTGTTAGTCATAATGACTTGGCTAACAATGTTCCCGCTAATAATGGGAACACCCGTTGCGTTAGCACCACCGCCACCAGTAATCGTCAAAGAGATGTTGGCTGAGTTTGTATAACCCGTTCCACCATTTGTGACCAAAACAGATACGGTGTTTTGAGCAAACGTAGTGACCGCAGCAATAACATTGGCATTGGCACCACCACCACCATTTAAAGTAATGGTTGGAGAAGACGTATAACCTGTTCCAGCTTCGGTCAGCGTGATTGACGATACGGCGTTAGACGTAACAGTAGCTACGGCTGTCGCTTGTATTCCGTTTGTTTGGTTGGGAGCCGATATAACAACAGAAGGTGCCGATGTATAACCAGAACCTTTGTTCACAATACCTACAGAACTTACGGAGCCAATTGAAATTAAATCAACAGCGTTCCACGTAAAGTAACCCTTAACAGGGTCAATAATTAATAGCCTGTCATTTTTCCATTGGCTAATGTTTATACCGCCATTAGAAAACGTACCAGCCGTAGCTAATGTGCCTTTAACGTTAGTATCAAGATTGACGAATTCGCAGCTTCCATCACTTTGGAAAGCTATTAAATAATCCGTAACACCAATATTTGCAGAGAAGAAATTTACAACGGTATTGGCAAACGTAACGCTACCAACAGCATCATACGTAGGAGTAATCTTTAAGTTGCCATAACCGACAGGCATGGCGTTTTCAAGCCAAAAGAATTCATCGTCTGCAATAGCCGTGCGGTTAGCTTTCGTGTTTACGCCACGAAAGTTTTTGACAACATCGTATGACTTTTTTTGTTCTGCGGATGCCATGACCTAGTATGCTCTGGAATATGGGTCAGGCAGTCTCCTAGTGTAGATGGACGCCTGAACCGCTTGAATTTGTTGTTTGTACTGCCCTAAATAAATCTCAGCCTCACCAAACGACTGTTCATAATATTTAGCAAGATAAGCAGCATAAAACTTGACTGTGCTGGTATACGGTTCGTTAATCGAATCCGTATCAGACAGATTCACTAAGTCTGTCGGCAGGAGAACCGTATCTAAGTCAATTACGTAAGCTATGTCAGGAACTGGTCCAATATAGATTTGAGATTGCCCATAAATGCTATAGGCAACCGGCGTTCCGATGCGGTTCTGCCAATAACGCAACTGTGCGTTAAAGTCTGTCCAAGCCATATACCGCAACGGTATTCTGGAATTTCCCCAATAAAGGTTAATGTTGATGACGTCTAGCGTTTGAGTTCCAGACGGCAAACAAGAATAGTTGATTACTTCTGAAGGTCCGGCATACTGAATCGTAGCCGTGCCACTAGTAAACGGTGTAGACGGTGGATAAATGTAAGTAGCAGACGGATACAAAGGAGCGTCGCCCAAAACGCCACTAGCCGTTACTGCATAAATATAGATATTGGAAAATACGTAATCACCCGCATTTACAGATAAGCCGGATGACCAGATAACAGGGGTGTTGCCGCCAGCCACCGGGGTGCAAGGCGTTTGACTTGTTTGGACCGTGCGGAGACACCCTGTATCACGAACAACTCGCGCTCTAGCACCATTGATGTAGTCAGTTAGCTGACTGTTGGTGTAAAAGTTTGCGTTTGCATCGTGCAACAAGTATCTAACAGAAGTAATGTAGCTTTGCAGGGTCTGCGACATTTACGGTCCATTTTAAGCTACTGCATTGACTTTTCCCCCAACCTCTTTCGGAGGAAGGGGTACTCTTTCAACCACCGGGGATAACGAGTGGACTTTCTTTGGCGGCTGGTCTGTAATCAGAATTTTCTCAAGGATTTTTAATCCTGCGGGAATATCTGCCCTAGTCTGAATCATAGCCAACCGCGCCATATACGGTTCTTTATCAGGGTCGTTATGCCCGAATATGTGACAAACAGCCTCCAGCGGAGCTTCTATACTCTCACCCACCGGAAATGTGTAAGGTATGTAATTGTAGCTAAAGGTTATGGGTTTATCCCATTTGTTTGTCACATAAACGGTTTGCATAATTAAAATGCCTCTACGTCGCCATACACGCAAATATCAACGGTGTTTGCATTGTTAGCAATTGCGTTAATGTTTACGTATAAGCATTGGGTTACGCTTCCAGACACAATGTTACTTGTGAATGGCGCAGCTGCATTGATGTCTACATAACGTCCAACAGCTGTCATAGCAGTTAATACGGTATTAGCCGTAACTAAGTTTGCTCCATCCGCTGTTGTAGAAATGCTTACGTTCGCGTTAGACACGTTACCGGTGTTATTTTGAATCGTAACTCTACGAACAATAATGCCACCGGAATTAGCTACACCACCGCCGTTAGTCAGGCCACCACTCAAAATTGGAATAGTGATTACTGCGTTACCAGCTGTGTTTAGCGTCGTACTGCGAACAACACCAAGGCGACCGTTGCTGAAGCTATCAAGGTAAAAATTTCCAACTGAGTCAGCATTAGCCATGATGCCCCCTTACGATGCAAAAGTGCTGCTGACGTTCTGACCACCATTGGTAGCCAACAGAGTTACTGTATCAGCAGAAGCCGTTGATTTAGCATATACGTTGACGCCATCAGAAATGATGACGCCACCAGTATTAGCAGCAATCAATGTTGCGTTTGACGAACCGTTGTAAGCAATTACCGACGTATTTGCTTGAGGAAACATCAGATAAACACCAGCTGGAATAACCGTACCGTTACCTGTGCTAGTCGAGGTAACTGTAGTGGTTAAAAAATAGGCACCAGCTGTGTTGGTCTGTGCGCCAGCAAGGATAATTTTATTGGTACTTAGTGACATGGTTAGCTCCTTAGATGCTTAGAGAGTTGTAACCTGACACAACTGACATTGACTTAGGCTTAGTTGAAACCAACTCAGCAATCATCAAGACAGCACCAACATAACCAATCTGCCAGTTTGGCAGGGTCGATTCAAAACCAGTAAACACGAACGAGCCTTGCTCATGGATATAGAGCGAGAGGTAGTTTGTGTTCAGGAAGTAAACCGTACCTTCTGGACAGTAGGGGTCAGGATAAATAGGTACACCAGCAACCATCAAAGCGCGGAACGCAGCTTGTGGGCCATTAGAATCGCCGTCAAAGCCGGAACCCGGAGTGATGACGTATTGCTCTTGACCAACAAAGTCTTGTGCCAACAGAGTCCATGTACCAAAACCGCAAACACCAAACGAAGGCACTTCAGCACCGTTTTTAACAGTACCAGAAATGTATTGCAGGATGTTTTGACGAGTTGGGTTCACGCTACCGGCTGAGTAAGCCTTTGACTGCCACCAGCTATATGCCGAACGACTGATGTTGCCGTAGGTACCAGAAGCAGAAACGGCTGCTGGCAAACCTGTGAACTGCTGCGTGTTCGTGCTGTTGGTGTACAAGGCTGTTGCCATTGCATCCATCATCACGTTCGTCGCATCGTTCATACGGGCTTCAATCAGAGGAATGATTGCAGCGTCTTGCTGAACTGCACCTTCCATACCGAGAAACGGTACTGGAGCAATCATCAGCTTCAGGTCAAACTCAGCATTGTAAGCACCTTGCTGGACTGATGGCTGGTTAAACGAACCAGAGTAATCAGACCATTGCGCGTTTACAAACTGTGCGCCCTGAACGGGAACGGTTATTGAAGAAACACCACCGGAGGCTTGTTGCGAGTTAGCAATCAAAGCCGCCATTAGCGGAGTTGAGTTATATAATTGAACAACTAGCTTTGGAATAAACGCACGCCGCGTGACGTATGTCAACTCGGTAAATTGCGTACTACCCGTCGCTGGAACGATACCGCCACCAATAGGCATGGTTATCTCCTAAAAACTTTATCCCCTAATTAATTAAAATCCAATAGGACGTCTGTTTTGACGTAACTCTTGGAGTGCTTTTGATGCTTCATCTCTTGCTGCGGCTTGCGGGTTCTTATAGTATTTACCTAAGTCGAACTTGCTAACGGCTGAAGGGTTGTAACCTGTTGGCGTTGGAGTTGCAGATTGTTTCATCCAATTCCAGTATTCAGCTGCCGCTTCGTGATTAGTAATGCCTTTTTCCAGCATTACTTTTTCTACTTCATGAATATCTTCTTCTCGCTCAACTAGACCTTTTTTCATTAGTCTGCTGCGACGAGACTCAAGGTCACGTAATGCGTCTTGCTCTCTGTCTTTTGCATCTCTTGCCATAAGCTGTTTTTCTAGCTTATCAACATACGTTTTAGTTGTGTTTTCAATTTCCAACTCAGGAATAATAAGGTCTGGTTTAAGTTGCTTAGTTAAACGCAGAACATCTTTTCTTGTTGCTGGATTATCGGAAAGTTCACGCATTAACAACGCTAGTTGGTCGCGCTGCTCAAAAGACATATCTTCAAGACTCATTTTTATCCCCTAACTTAATTAAATTACTTTTTTGCCGTCACCGGGCTTTTGAACACCCATTTTGTTTTTACTTCCAATTTTGCCGGAAGCAGACAAACCGCCAAATGGCTCATAGCGGGGAGGGTTCGTTACAACACCGTTCTGCTGGTTGTTGTCGGTAGGACGGCGAGGGCTGTTAGCACCTCTTGGTTTAAACAGGTCCATGATTATTCCTTACATAGGAGTGGGTTGAGGTGAAGCACCGCCACCACCGGCACCGGGCATACTCATCGGAGAAGATTCTGCACCGGGCATAGGCGGGAGGTTCGGGACCATCGGAGCTTGCGACATTGCACGGCCTTCAGGCGTTCCTCCACCGGCTTGTGGCAAGTTCTGTAGCATCTGAATAATTTCAGATTGCTGGAGTTCATTTGTTTTTTGCTTGCGAGGGCCAATCAATCCTGTCAGCGAACGAATAGCCGCTAACGCTTTTTGACCTTCAACAGATTCGCTACCTAGACTTGGCAAGGCTTGTTCAATCAAATCCATCGCCATTGATATGTTTACCATTGCGCCTTCACGATTCCCCATCTTTGGTTCTGGCGTAGACATTGGCGCAGACATAGGAGCCGTTGTCGGGTCAGACATCGCGGTGCTTGCTTCAGGAGAAGTTTCGGTAGGATTGCCTTGCTTCTTACCAATCATTTCCATTAACTTATCGGGTGGTACGCTCATAAATAACCTCTATCGTCAAACTAGACGCGATTAGACCAGACTATCAGCAAATGTCAAGTGGGGGAGTATTTCCCCTCCCCCTTGGGATAATCCACAAGGGACTAATTACTTGCGACCTTTACGGCCTTTACGTTTCATGCGTGCCATGGTGTTCTCCAATTAGCAGCGGCCAACTTAAAAGAGGAAGTCAGCCATACCTCATCCCTTGCGGGAATTAACGACGAGTCTTACGACCACGCTTCATTTTTTTGTACATGATGTACTCCTATCGTTCACCCATACGGCCCGTCCTTCTTGCTTGACGGGGGTTAAAAGACTTTATGCCCGACACCCGATACTGCATAGATGGCGCAGCTTCAGTCCTTTTTAGTTCGCCGCTTGTTACTCTCGGCTGGTCAGCTTTTGGCGAGTAGTCAGGTTTTGTTGCCATTATTCACCTACCGCTTTCAAATCGGGTTTACCTTCGGGCTTGCCTTGTTGTGGCTGTTTAGCTTGCTGTTCAGCTTGCAACTTTTCGCGTTTTTTCAATTTATCTATTAACAATTGTTTCATTGGCGGCTCAAGCAAGTCAAGCAGAGATTCTTTGTCAATAGCCTGAGATTTAAACAAATTAAACGCCAGCTGACGCATATCTTCGGTAAATATTGGGCTATTAGAGTGAGCGTCTACTTTCACTACGTAATCTTTGGTAAATTGCTCAGCAATAAATTTGTTGCCTTCTTCATCCATGAAATGCGTATCGTCATAGGCTTGCATGAGCTTTAGATACAGCGTTGCTACCTTTTCTAAGCTGTCTTCTACGATTAATGCTCTTTTCTTTGCGCGAGAACTTCCAAGACGGGCCAGCTGAGAAGCGTGACCAGCGGAGCGTACACCTTGCTCACCACGACCAGACAGAACACTTGATATTCCAGATGCCTCTGCAAACATGGCGTCAATTTCATGGATTACCTCAAACAAAGATGATGGCATTTCCGGTGCAATGGAATCGACTTTAGCATTAGGCATATCGCTAGAGACAAACGCACCCGGACGGTCAAACGCAAAAGCCTTTTCGTCTGTGATGCCCATAAAGCCAGAGAACACCTTTGGAGGTGAGACTTGTTTGGATAACAAATCCAATATCTCTGACATACGGTTATTTCGTACCGCTTGCAATAAGTTTAGACGGGCAACTTCACTCTGTCCCCAATAATAATCAAACTGCGGGTTGGGGCAAATCTGAATGAATGGTAGTTCACCACGCAGGAATACTGAGCCACCCGGACGGTCGTAAATAAAGATGTCAGGGTCAGCCATAGTGACCACTTGATAGTCTTCAATTTCATCATTCCATACCCACAACTCAAACATCTTCACGGTGTCTTCAGCAACACGGGCTTTGTAACGGTTGCTGCCGTACAAGTCTAAGTTGACGTTACCGTAAATAGTTGGATTGGACGTAGAGATAATTAGACGGTCAAGACCTTCAGGCATATCTTCCGTCTTAGTATTCATCGATGTTTGTATGCGCTTAACAATGCTTTCCCGTTTAGGGTGGCTATACAATCGATTATACAAATCGGATTTTGTAATGTAATAGGTTTGAACTATAGCTTCTTGCCTATCGGTATAGGTTACGTCTTCGCGCAAGACGCCTATAGAGCTAGGTTCCACCATGTAGGGGTGAATACCGTTGTTGACTACTAGCTTAATGAAGGTTGAGTTAAACACTAGTGCCCACGTTAGGGCAGACGAAAATACTTGGTCACAGTTTGAGTTTAACCACTCATCATTTAAAGCAGCGGTCAGTCTTGGAATCTTAATTTGTTCTTGGGCAGGAACAGCGGCACCAACATTGATTGAGAAGCGTGTTGTCTCTGCTGAGTAAAGAAACGATGTTAGCTGGTCAATGTGGGGATAGATTTTGTTGAATAGGGCGGGGTTTTCATCCGGTCCACCGCCAAACAAAAACCAAGAGCGCAGAGAGGCGTAATCCCCTTTGCGCTCTGCCAAGGACACCATGCACTTTTCAATTAAGTCACGGTAGAAGAACTCCCGTTCTAAGTCATCGGTTGGTATCCGCATTTAGGTCTTCACTTGAAGGTTTTCATGGTCAGCTATATAACTCGCCGCCTTGGGTCCTGTCAAGTTTCCTGCATCTTTTGGGTTCATTCCGACCGATTCGCCCATCACAGACCGTACAGCACCGCCTTTTAGAAGGCTGCCCATGCTATAGCGTCCATCGCCACCCCAAATGGCGGCATCTCTAGGTTTTGGCTCATTAGCACGACGTTGTGCTTCTGCTTCCTCTGCTTTGAGCTGTTTCTTGGACGTTTTGTTCTTTCTGGTGAAGTATCCAGCCTGATTCTCGCCTTCACGAGTTGATTTGACGTTGGTCATATCAAAATCCATAGCAAGCTGCTTAATGGTCTTGTCGTTCTTCTTTGTGCCGTCTGACATTAGCCCTACAGGCTGCAAATAGACTATTGCGACCTCTTCATCGCAGTCTTTCATGGGGCATTGCCCCTTTCTGCTCTCAAAATAGCCGTGCTTTGGGCATTTGTAATCATGTAGAACTGCCATTGTTATCCCCTTCAAATAATGGTGGTTGCGAATAATCGTCTATATTCCTCATACCCAATCTAATCCCTATCTTGCCATTAATCATTTGCAAGCCAGTAGAGGGTACAATTCGTGGTTTAGCTTCTCTGCGGTATTCAATGTATTTGCTTTTATTGCGTAATTGCATGATGGCTACTTCGCCTCGTTGCCATGCTTTGTAGCCTTTGTCTACGCGACGCTGGATGTATTCGGTCAAAGGTTCACACCGATACCAGAAGACGTCTAGCAGGTGGGCTTTATTGACCCCACACAAGTCTGCAAAGAGCTTCATAGAGATGCCGCGCTCCTTATCTCTAATGAAGCGGCGCATCTGAGCTATTAGTTCACGCTTGGTTAGAACCTGCTGCGACATAGTTAAGGATGTAGCCTTTAGATTGAAAGAAGTCTAGAAGTTCTGTTTCTCGATAAGCGTTTTGTATTCCCATCGGCAACATGATTTCATTGTCTTTGATTAGCTTCCTAGTCGTTGAATGATGACCAAGGAGTTTAGATAAGTCCATATCGTCATGAAACTTAGGGGCAAAATGTTCTATAGAAAAGTATTTAGCGACTTCGTTGGGTGCGTACTTAAATCCTAGGGACTCAAAGAGTCCACGCTTTAGGCATGAGAACTGGACGTCTTCATTCCATAGATGTATTTCTTCGTTATAGTTTTGAACGATGCCAAACTTGCTCGGAGCTTCTAAGAAGTATTTGCTACGCAGGGAAAAGCCTCCGTTTAGAACAAGGGTTGGATGCTCAAACTTTGTCCACTCAAAGCCTAGATGTAATGTGTTGCCCACCAGACCAGCATGAGTAATGCCGCCAATGTAATCGTAGGTGTAATAGTCATCTCTCCAATTGTTACCGTCCAAAACCCAACCATCATCTTGCACAATCAAACAAAATTCTGTTGGTATGTATTCATGCAAGCAGTGCATGACAAATGTGCTGTAACCTCGGTAATCAAAAGCAAAGCAGCGTTTCCATTGAATACTTTTTGGTAAGTCAGGTGGCTTGGTTGGAGAAATTAACAACCCTTTAGACCCCGGTAGTTCCCGCATACTGCGGGTAATGGAGGGCAAGGTAGCTGACCCATCGGTGTGCCCGTGAATGGATACGATGGTTAATTGATTATGCTCCATAGACACCTATCGCTTTCAAGTAGTTGGATACGCCTTTGCCGACAGAGAGTTGTTCGGGTGTTTTAGTTTCTATCTCTCTGGATACTTTACGGCTTAATTTTCGCTGGATTAATTGGGGCTGTACTTGTTCTGAATACGCAGCGCACGCCAAGGCCATTGCCATTACACGGTCATCTTTGTTTCTACCGGTAGCTTCGATAGATGCGCCGTCACGAACAATCGTCTTCATTTCTTCAATGGTGTCTACGCAGTAAACAGCTAACATTCCGCGCTCAAACAAGTCTTTGGTGTAACTCATCATTCGCTCTTTGGTTGCTGCTGTTGTTAGCCAGCCTAATGAATTAGAGATGCCACCCATAGTGTCGTTACGTCGCCAGATATAGTTCGACATGGAACCGTAGACATCCATCAAGCTCTTGCCCATTGCGTTGCCCATGCTGGCAGCTTGACGGCGCAGGTTCTTAATCTCGTTTAGCACAGCCTGTCCCGGTCCGTTAACTTCCAGATTAAGCGTCGAATTTTTGTAGGCTCCTGCCAAGTGCGAGATAACCCACGCAAACTGATACGTATTAAGTTCAGAGGTTGCAAATTCAGCGACTTGTTCCATTCCGTCAGAGTAGCAACGGAAGACTTGAATACAGAACCTATCAGCCCAATCAGAAGAACCATAAGCAGGGTCTGCACCGATAACGTAATAAGCGGTGTCAATGGGTTCCTCCCACACCTTTAAGGTAGACAAACGTTCAGTAGACTTAACGACTTCTGTATCCTGGAAGTTCACACCCATCGCGTAACGGTAATAGTCGCAGTCAATCTTCTTAGCAATCTTCATGGCGTCAGTACACCGCGAGTTTGAAAAGAAGGAGGTGCCTGTCATAACAAAAGCATAGTCTTCAGTTGGCGGGAACTCTTGATACATTAAGGATTCGTCTTTAATGCCTTCAAGCATCTTCCAACGCCACCACGCCATTTGTCTGGAATTAATCTCTACGTTGTAGAGCTTCTTAATATCTCGCGTCCACTCTTTTTCTTCAGGTGTTAGTTTGCCGTCCCAATAGACTTTGTAGACGTCCGTATCAGGAGCCGCAGAATAAAACTCATTGCGCCACCAGCCGCAAAAGATAGCTCTCTGAGTTCTCGCTCTCTTAGCGGTCACGTACATATCGTGAAACATATTAAAGCCGCGAGCAGTAGACTCGAAGATGTAGAGACGTTTAGGGTTGGTTTCTGCAAGCGAGGCAAGCAAGGATGCTAGTCCTTCCTCGTCGCCCCACGAAGACGTCTCCGTTCCGTGAAGGAATGTAATACCTTTGCCACGACCAAGACTTCCTTTCGCTCTAAGCCCTGCGACTTGATAAAAGATACGGCTGCGGTTCTTGAGGGCCAATGAGTTTCGATTGTGTGCAAGTATGGGTATCTTGTACTCTTTTGGTAAACCGTCCATGTAGGCGCCAAGGGTTCCTCTAAACATATCTCGGTTTTCTTCTGTGTCTGTAACAAGCGTTCCATTTAACCCCGAATTGATGTAGTGCCAGTAAAGGTCTAGGGCTAGACTTATCGTCGTAATGCCAAGCTGACGACCTTTAAGAATGACAAAGAAATGAATACCTTCAGCTAAGCCGCCAGCAATCTCATCCATTACATAGGTCTGAGTGCCGAGAAGGTTATCCATCTTGCGTAAGCCCTGCTCTTTGGTCTCAATCTTTAACTCGGAGCAGAACTGGTAAAACTGTTTGAGATTGAACTTCATTTAGACTTTCGTCGTTCATTGCTGAACTGTTCTAGGTTCCAGTTAGCTATCCGGTATCTCGCCTCTGGATTCTTAGCTACCCGCAATAGCTCATTAACTAGCTCCGTGCTATATTGGTTTTTCCATGACTGTAGCAATTCTTTCTTTTCGTCTGGACTGTAAGCACGGTTAGCCTTGCCCATCTCTGCCTTTAAAATACGGCGAGAGAGCAGAAGTTCTTCTGCGTACTTGTCAGTTGACGGTGCTGAGTCGCTCAAGAGTATCTTTCAATCGCTCATTCTCATCATGCACATCACGCAGCAACTTAGCTGACTCGGTATGAACCCGCATCAACTCATGAAACAGCTCAGCATGGCTCATCGAATAAACCTTCTCCATATACGCCTTCTTAATATCCTCCATTGCTAGAGGCATTAAATTATTTCTGACATCGTCATTCATATCCTACCCCTTACTCCACGTTGTAAATAAAGTGTTCAAGCCATCCTGAAAATCACATTTATCCCTAACTACTTTCCCTCTACGACTTTCAGCCATTCGCTCACGATGGCATTGCAAACAGTAAGACGCATAACCAGAAAACCGTATAGCGTTCTTCTTGAACTCGTTATAAGGCTTTTCCTTCTTGCAAAAGGTACACGTAAACGTATCCGTCAATTCTCTACGCTTCATTACAACACCCTCCACACCCTAACGCCCTCTACCTCTTTCCTCGCTATGAACTGCATCCCTAACCGCTTAGATGCCCTGTAATTGGCATTGCATACCACCTGCAACTTGCCAGCATCGACGAAAAAACTATCGCCGATGTCCATCTCCTTATACGGATACCTTTTCTTCCCCTCCGGCAACGGAATCGACTTCTCTACTTCTAAGTTAATCATATCTATCCCTTCTAACCAATATACACACTATAGACGAAAAAAAAGACCATCGCAAGGATGGCCTAAAGCCCTGAGGGGAGGGCAATTCACACAGAAGGAAAATCAACGCCAGAATAACAGAAAACACGTATTTTTTTTGGGGGGAGCTACGAGGGGGTCACTCACTTCTAGCGTTCAAAGTCCAATCGAAAGGGCAGCGTAGGCTGTGCGTAGCGTTGAGTCTACCCAGCCCCTACCCAAACCCAGGTTGTGCTGATACAGGCACTCTGATGCCATTGTATGCGCGCTGATGCAAGCTAATGCAGTACCCAGATGCCCCTTCTGAATTGTTAAATCCAAGGGCGAATAGAGTTAACAATCTCCGACGTTATCCGCTTAAAGAATAGGCATGCTTAATATATAACACTTACAGTATAAGTAGAGTATCTATAGATATATCACTAATATATATATATATATATATAGTTAGTATGATATCTTTATAATATCTTTTATAAATACAAAGGGTATATTTTAAATATAAATATATTCAATGCACTTCACATAATCGTATTAATCTATATAATCAGAACTGTAGTACAGCAAAACACTTTCCTAACCAAGTGGAGCAAAAACAAATGAATACATTATTTAGCCAATTAAGCGAAACAGAGCAAGATACAGTAGCAATTTTATGTGGTTTTCAAATGTGCACTAGTTTTAAAAATATGTTGTATGACATGCCAGCAATGGAAGGAAACATGGGTCAAATTGCAAAAGCAGTTTTAAAACATAGGATTGCTTATTTAAACA